GTTTCAAAATTGGTGAGTTCATAGTTAAAAATACTAGCGAAGCGGCTGTCAGAGCAAGTGATTTCTTGTTTGGTTTAGCGCTGAGTATTGAGTCATTTACTCAAGGAAATGTACTTGGCAAACTTGGTGGCGTCTTTACCGACATAGCAGACTCATTCAAAACTGGTCTTGGCTTTGGCGATATTTTGGCAGAAGAAAAAAAGAAAGCAGACGATTTATCAAAGGTTAATGGAAGCAATGAGACTGCGGCTAATGAACTACAAAACTCTGCTGATGTAATGAAAAAAATTAGAGAAGCAATGGCTGATGGAATTCAGTCTATGAAGGATGTTTTATCAGACTTGCAACAAGCGGCTAAAGACTTTGCCGATTCTCTAAAAGACACAATCTTAGGTTTTGCTGGTCTCAAGGGAGTTGAGTTGCCTGATGGGTTTGTTCCAAAGGCAAAATCTCTTATTGAGAATATGCGTATGCGTTTGGATAAGTCACAAAAGTTCGCTCAACAAATAGGCACTTTGCAAAGTTTAGGATTAGATACAAAAGCCTTACAAGACATTATTGAGTCGGGACCACTTAAAGGCGCTCAATTAGCGGCGTCAATTATTAGTGGTGGAGTTGATGCAGTTACTCAGATAAACGAACTACAAAAGAAAATTAGTTTTACTGGAGCGGCGATTGGAGCCTTTGGTGCCGACGCGGCTTTCTCAGGACAAATAGCATCAGCCCAATCAAGCATCGCACAGGTCACAGATTCAGAAGCAAAAATCAAAGGGCTTGGCGGTAACAATGTTGTTATCGAACAAGGTGCTTTTGTTGTCAATGTCGATACAACAGGTGCAACTACTCAAGATGAAAAGGCTGACATTATTACTAGAAGAATTCAAGAAACATTTGCTATCTTGGCAAAAGAATTGGCTAACAAATAATGGCTACCTATACTCTTCGACCTAACGCAAACTGGAACAACGCTTCGGCATTTACTATCAATGGTGGGTCTGCTTCAGTCCACGCGGCTTTAGCAGATAGTAGCGATTCAACTTTTATTAAACGCACAAGCACTACTGTCCCCGCTTTTTACGAGGCAGAATTTGGTACACAAACTTTAGCAGGAACAGAAAAAATAGAATATGTAAATTTACGGGCTAGATTAAATATTGGAACTTCAGGTAGTGTCCAAATTAGCCTTGGGGTAATCACAGATAGAAACGGTAGAGAGGTTTCCCACTCAGTACCTTTTACTAAAGCAAACACACTCACTTTAACAACCTTGGATACAGCATTAAAATTAACAACTGCACCAAACGGCGCTGAGTGGACTCAGACTTTATTAGACAACCTTGTTGTTAAGTTTACAGATAACGCAATTACTAGCGGTGACCGTGCCGAACTTATGGAATTATTTATAGATGTAGTAACCACTACTCAACCAACCGTAACAGTTACAGCACCAAGCGGAACTATCACAAATACTACTTTTCCTTCAGTCACTTGGACTTATGCAGATACAGACGGTGACCCACAAAGCGCCTACGAAATTAAAATATTTGACGCAACAACTTATGGCGGTGCAACTTTTAGTCCCGATACGACAACACCTACAATTACTACGGGCATTGTCACATCAGAAAATGATGGTCAAACTCTTGAGGCAGACCTAGCAGATGGAACAACTTATCGCGCTTATGTAAGAGTTGCTCAATTACTCAATGGCGCTAACTACTTTAGCGCTTGGGCTTATAGTGAATTTACTATTGATGTGGACGCTCCTGCCCCACCATTGATTTCAGCATTTTTTGATGAGACCTCCAAGGCTATAACTATTACAATTTTTGGTCGGACAAATGCTTTGAGTGCAAACCAATCTTCTTTAGAAGTAGATACAGTTGGTTGGGAAGCATCAAGTAATTGTTCTATTGCTCGCTCAACTGCTCAGGCTTCAATTGGTAGTGCATCTTTACAAATGACTGCTACTGCTACTGCTGACATGACAGCATCTACTACGACTGCAACTAAATTTCCAGTATCACCGAATCAAAACTTTTCTGCTATTGCTGATTTTCGCGCTAACAGCACAACCCGTTCCGTTTCAGTAGGAATTCGTTATCTAACAAGTGCAGGTGCAACAATTTCTACTACTTTTGGTACCGCGGTAAGTGCAACGAGTTCTGCATTTTCAACTGCAAGCGCTACCGTTCTAGCCCCACCAACTGCTACTCACGCTCAAGTTTTTGTAAAGGTTGCAAGCGCGGCAACAAGCGAAATACATTATGTGGATAAAATAGCATTTCACGCTGGCTCTACTGCTGTGTTTACTCGCGGAGGTTTTACCGACCTTGCTTTTGACATTGAACGCTCAGTTGATGATGGTTTAACTTTTACACCTATCCGTAATAGCCCAGTTAATGCAGACACTTCACAAATTGCTCAGATAAATGATTTTGAAGCGCCTTTGAATACAAATCTAAAATACAGAGCAAAAGCAAGGGGTGATATTTAATGGCACTTATTTCTTCAGCGTATACAACATCAGAACTAATTTTAGTTGATAATCCTTCAGTTTGGTCTTTTGTTGCTCCCGAAAAATCAACTATTAAAATAGTTGGGGTAAAGGTAGAGCAACCATTAAGTCAAAACATTGTGGAGTCCTATGGCGTGTTCAAACCTCTTGGCGCTTCTAAGTCTGTTGTTATATCTCAATCAATATATGGAGAAGATGGCTCATATCAAATTACTACGCAGGGCGAGGCTGAGTGGGATGCTCTTTACCCAGTCATTACATATCAAGGAATTTTGTTTGTAACAGACCCATTAGGTCGCCAAAAGTATGTTCGTTTTGTAGAGCGAAATTGGACAGAATCAGGAAACATCAATAACTTAATAAGAGTTGTAAAAATCAATTATTTCGAAGTTGATGCTCCGTAATGTATCCAGTTTCCGAAACATTCAAGGAGACCATTCGTAAATCTCATGGAACAACAACCAAAATTGAGATTTATGATATGAAGAACGACACCATAATTAGTACGGCACAACCAATTGCAGGTGAAGTTACTATTGATAATCGTCGTGCTGTTCGTCGAGAATGTACTCTTGAGTTTATTGACAAGGATGGAACCCTTGTCCCCACCAATAATATTTCTTCTATTCTTCTTCCCTATAACAGAGAAGTAAAAATTTATAGAGGAATAGTTTTTCCTGACGGCACCGAAGAATTAGTGCCTCTCGGTGTTTTTGTCATAACAAGTGTTGATATTTCGGATTCATCGCAAGGAACAAAAATAACAATTAAGGGTTCTGACCGTAGCCTTATTTTGACTAGGGCTAAATTTACTAATCATGAGTTTTATATTGAAGATGGAACAGCCAAGGAAACAGCCATTGAAAATATGCTCAAGTACAGATACCCAAAAGTAAAAACTATTTTTCCTGCAACTGGACAAGTAACAACTTTGTTATATCCAACCCTTGACCAATCAAGTGACCCATGGCGCGAGGCTTTGAAAATTGCTGAGTCCGCCTCTATGGATTTATATTTTGATGAAAACGGTATAGCCCGTATGCGACCTATCCCCGACCCTGACTTGGGAAACGCAGTTGCTACCTACACAGATGGTGAAGATTCTGTCCTTATCCAAGTAAATCGTTCTTTAAGTATTGATGACTCTTACAATGGGGTTATCTATACAGGCGAGGGAACAAACTTGTCTATCGGTGTAATCGGCGAAGCCTTTGACGATAACCCAAGTTCACCCACCTATCGTAAAACCTATGGTGAGGTTGTGAAGTTTATGAGCAGTCCAACGGTTCTTACAGTTGCCGAGGCAACCGAGGCGGCTCAGGCTGAGTTAAAGAAAGTCATAGGCTCAACCGAGAAAATTACATGGGACCAAATAGTGAACCCCGCCCATGATGTTTACGACCTAGTAAGAATCACCCGCTCACCAGTTGGCGCAGATAAAATTTTAACCTTAGACTCAATCACGATACCCCTAGATGCTAAGGGTACGATGAACGCAATAGGAAGAAGTAGGAGATTCTGATGGACTTAAGTTATCTAGTCAATCAAATAAAAGGTGATGTCAGTCTGCCAAATCTTCGGCTTCGTCAAGCAGAAGTTATTACTGTAAATGTCGCTCCTAATAGTGTTGATGTTCAAATTGCTGGAGGTGCTAATACTTTGCCTTCAGTCAAGTATTTGGACAGTTATAGCCCAACAGCAAGCGACACAGTTTGGCTAATCTCGTTTGGTGCGGATTTGTTAGTAATTGGAAAACAGGCATAATAACCTTGGTTAATAAACCATAGGTTAGAATTTATCCACCGACTCTTAGGAGAATATAATGGACAGTAAGACTAAAGCAATGCTCGCTTCGTATGGACGGTCATTCCTAGCGGCAGTAACAACAGCCTTCATGATTACAGGTGGGGACATCCTTGCTCTTGATGGTGATGCACTTAAAGCAATTTTAGCGGCTGGAGTCTCAGCCGTTCTCCCAGTCGCAATTAGAGCGGCTAATCCTAAAGACCCTGCGTTTGGCAAGATTGCCGATGGAATCACAGAGGCAGTTGTCGGCAAACTTACAAAAAAGGCTCCAGCGAAAAAGTCTGTTGCAAAGAAAAAGGCTAAGTAATGCCAGCGCCTAAAGGAACAGCGGAACTCTTAGTTGAAATAGCCACAGCAGAAATCGGTTATATTGAAGAGGCAGTTCCCGAAAATAAAACAAAGTATCAAAAGGCAAACCAACCATGGTGCGGTGCCTTCGTAAATTGGTGTGGAAAAAAAGCGGGAGTCGAAATTCCTAATACTGTTTACACTCCAGCAGGAGCCGATGCTTTCAAAAAAGCAAAGTCTTGGTTTGAGGGTGAAGATGCAAAACCTCAAGCGGGAGATATTGTCTATTTTGATTTTCCTTCAGATGGCGTGGACCGTATCAGTCATGTAGGGATTGTTGTAAAAGATAATCTTGATGGAACAGTCACCTGCATAGAGGGAAATACAAGTTCAGATAAAAAAGGCGACCAACGAAACGGTGGCGAAGTTTGCCTTAAAATTCGTGCCTACAAGAAAAAGAATCGAAACAAGTTCAAGCCAAATATGCCAGTTGCCATTGTTGGCTTCGGACGCCCGAAGTTCACGGGAGCATAAAAATGAGCGAAGAAGTAAAGCCCAGTTTAGGAGAGATTATGCGTCGGCTTGATGACCTGACAATGGAAGTCAAGCAGATGAATCTAAATGTAAGCCAAACCTATCTTCGCAAAGATGTTTACGACTCTGACTCTGAGAGAGTTACGCAAGCAATGGAACATATAACAGACCGTCTTGAAAAGATGGAGAGTCGCTCCGAATGGGTTATCCGTACCGTCGGGGCGCTTTTCATCGCCACAGTTGTCGGTGCTTCCATGTATGTTGGACAAATCATCGGGTTGTAGGGCTTGACAATCTAAACCCCCGTTTAGTACCCTCTCCCTAACGAGAGGAGTCCGCATGGACAACGCATTATCAGTAACACCAGTTGATGACTTTGAGGTCATTGAAGAACCAGCCCGTGAGCCATTCGTCGTTGATGACGATTCAAAAGCAGATTGGGCTATGAGAAAACTTGCATCCATTCGACGCAAGCAATCAGATAATAAAGCCATCTTTGACCGAGAGGTCAAGAGAGTCGTAGAATGGCTCGAGAAGGTCAATACAGACCTCGAAAGAGATGCTGAGTGGTTTGAGGCGAACCTACGCCCTTACGCCCTTCAGGAGCGCTCCAAAGACCGTAAAAGCATAGTTCTGCCCCACGGCACAATCAAAACTGTTTCAGGTCGAGTTAAGTTCGATATTGAGGATGAATCTAAGTTCCTTGAATGGGCTGAGACCAATGCCCCTGAATTAGTTCGAGTTAAAAAAGAAATTGATAAAAAAGCCCTAGGTGCTTTGAATCAGTCAGAAGATAAAGTAATATCAACCCAAGGCGAAATTGTTCCTTCAGTCAAAGTTGTACCCGCTGAAGTTTCAGTCTCGTTTGTTATAGCCGAATAGAGAGAGGGAACATGGAAAACAAATTACCTATCGCTCAAGCATTGAGTGAAGTTATGAAAGCGGTTGGAGCAATCGCAAAGAAAGACAAGAACACAGCCCAAGGATTCAATTTCCGAGGAATTGATTCTGTTGTTAATGCGGTATCACCAGCACTTCAAAAGTTTGGTGTTGTTGTTGTGCCTTCAGTTGAAGAGTACGACTATCAAACCGTTGAGATTGGACGCAACCGAACAGCAATGGGTCATGTGAGAGTGAAAGTAACTTACACATTTATCGGAGTAAACGGTGACACAATTAAAGCAACAGTAGTTGGAGAAGCAATGGATTCAGGCGATAAGGCAACAGCCAAAGCCATGTCAGTTGCTTTCCGTACTGCGTTACTTCAGTCGCTATCACTACCAACCGATGAGGTAGACCCTGATGCACATTCTTATGAGCGTTCAAGTGCTAATGATGTTTTAGCACCCGAGGCTCTTATTGCAAAGATAAATCAATCAACAACGATTGAATCTTTATCTGAAGTCGGTCAGTACATAACCGCGAACAAGGACGCTTACCCCGTTGGACTTCTTGACCAATTCCGCGCCAAGTTCAAAGAGCAACAATCTAAATTGAACCCGCCAAAACTGGAAGAGGAACTTGAAGATGTCAGCACTACTGAACCAGCCCGAGTTACCGTATAACGGTACTTCGGGACATAGCGGAACAGAGACTTCTAAAGAGCGAGCGCTTCACGCAGATAGGTCGGGTAGGACTGCTTTGCGTCAGGCTCAAGCCCTTGAGTTGCTAAGGCAAATGCACGAAAGTGGATTAACATGGAAGGAGTTCAGTCAGATAACTGGACTTCACCATGGCACCGCTTCGGGTGTATTGTCCGTCCTCCATAAAGCGGGTCGAATTGCAAGACTCAAAGAATCTCGTAATGGATGTAAAGTTTATGTTGCGTTGAATTGGGTTGATAATCGAGTCGTTGAAAAACAAGGGCGCAATAAATGTTGCCCACATTGCGGAGGTAGTTTGTGAGCATTAGATGGATTACAAAAGTTTGGTCAGACTCGCCTTATGACGGGACTCGCCTCCTTATCCATCTAGCGCTCGCAGATATTTCTCATGATGATGGTCGCTTCTTTGCATCTCAATCCAATCTTGCAACCAAGGGTCGATGCTCTGTCGAGTATGTCCGAAAGGTCATCAACGAGATGATTGCGGATGGACATTTGAAGATTATTACAAAGGGAAACTCTCGAGGTAATGCAACTGTGTATCAGTTGATATGGAAGAAACTACCCAACTCTGTTGGGGAGGAACAAAGTTTAGGAGAGGTAGAACTCCCCAACTCAGATACCCCCAACTCCCCAACTATGGAGCCTCAACTCCCCAACACCACTCCGTACCATCCGTCCTATACATCCGTCCTATCTACAACAAAGAGCGACGAAACTGCTATCGCAGTTGTCGCGCTCTCCGAAGTAGTTGCTCGAAAATGGTGGGAGAAGCAAAGAGTTAAACCTTTAGGTAAAAGTGCGTGGCACTCTCTGTTAGCAATCTGCCAAGCGGCGGAAAAGCGTGGCTATACATCAGACCAAATTGAACAGGCTTTGGATTACATCGGGACAGTTCCTTCAATGCGCCAAATGGATTTAGTTCTAAGAGGAGTAGGAGTTAAAACCAAACATGAACAATCAGCAATTAGAGCAATCGACTTGGCAGAAAAGTTCCGCAATGAGTCTATCTGACCTAGCCATCCTTTTAGGATTTATTGGAATCTATGACCTACGAATTCAAGTAGATGAGTTAAAGGTTCGCGCTTGGGCTGAGTCCTTGGATTCAGATGTACCTTTAGATGAAGCAAAGAAAATTGTTTCTTATCATTATTCAAATCATGACACGGCAATTACCCCGTCACACATAAATCGGGAATGGCGTCGTAGACTAGCCGACGCACGGGAACGCGAGCGCTCTCGATTGATGTCTCTTGAATATCAAGAGTTAGAAAAGAAAAAAGCCTCACCTGAATTTGTAGCACAAATAAAAAAAGATTTACTTGAGAAATTGAACAGAGGTACAGATGCTCCGTTGGAAAATGATAATGGGACGGTTGCACCTAACTCATGAAGATATTTCGATTTGTCGGTTGGTACAGCAGATGGCGTTTCAAACGCAATCAGAGGTATGCCCTGCTTGCTTGGACGCCATCGCGGATGAGAGACTCCAATGGCGAAGTCTAAACCTAACCGAGTATCCGAGAAAACTAGATGGGTAGTCTTAGCCCGTGCTTTCTATAAGTGCGAAAGATGCAATAAAGATTTCTTAGGTTTACCTATGTCAGTTCATCATCGACGACCTCGAATGATGGGCGGTTCTAAAAATGAGATGCTTCACGAAACAGCAAACCTCATTGTTCTTTGCGGAACAGGAACTAGCGGTTGTCATGGATGGGTTGAGTCAAATAGAAGTAAAGCCCGTGAACTCGGATATTTAATTCAGAAAGTTGAATTGGCTGAAGAGATTCCATTTCAAGATGAAACTGGTACTTGGTGGAATATCGACAACCACGGACAAAAAACGCAACTGGACATGATTAGGACTAACCCTCATGCTTGAGCCATGGAATGTTTCTGTCAGATTGATGAAGCCGAGCAGACGATTTATCGTCTTGAGTTCAATCAGCGACCTTGGACGACAAACGCTGAACGCGCTGGCAATAGATGGGAGCGAGCAAAACTTACTAAAGAATGGCGCTCGGGTTTTCAACTCTTGGCTAAATATGAGAAGATACCACCTATGGCGTGGATTACCGTTACGGTGGAACCGCATCAGAAGGGTGGTCGCTTACAAGATGTAGGGGCGTGTAATCCCTCAGTCAAAGCGGCGATTGACGGACTTGTAGATGCAGGAGTTCTTCCTGATGATTCTTCAAAGTTTGTTAAATCGTTAGTTTTTCTGCCACCTAAGAACGATAAAAATTCGTTAGTTATTTACATTCGAGGAGTAAAGAAGGAGAGGACATATTGAACTGGAATTTAATATGGACAGTTGTTGGATTAGCAATTGCTAGTTTCTTCATACTGCCGTTTTATCTAGGAATGTTAATTGCATACAAGAAATCTATTATGAAAATTGAATTGGAATTTGTTGCAACTGCAAACTCTATTCAGAAAAAAGTTAAGTTTGATGATGCTGTCGAACGCCTGTTCGAAGAAGGAGAAGCGATATGAGTAC